CATTCATCAGACCAAAAGCCAAAGTCATAGATCGGCTCGCCATCGGCACCGTAGCGTTCTAGCCCTTGGCTGGCCGCATTGCCCAGCACCAGCATGAGATCGTTCAGGAGCGCCAAGGCCGCTGCGTGGTTGGGGCCTTCTGGTATGGCGTTGTCGTTCAAAGCAACAGTCCTTTTAATTGAGCAAATTCAATCGGGTCTTTTGCGCCCTTACTCATATTACACGATGGGCATAGTAGCTGAACATTGCTATCAATGTTAGCCCCTCCAAGAGCCAGTGGAATAATGTGGTCTAAATGATATTTTCCAAACTTTGATCGGCAATATACGCATTGCCCGTTTTGAGCCATCATAAGAGAGGACACTATATTTTTTGACAGCCTTCCATTTGTATTTGCAATCCTAGCCCTTCTTGCATTGCGAGAACGAATGGATTTTTCCTTAACCTTATTAGGGTTTTTTAACTCCCATTGTTTAATCATACTTCTATGGGCATCCCTATTATTCTTTCTCCAATTTTTAAGCAGTTCTTTATGTCTTTGCTTGTTTTCAGCAATCCATGCCTTATTTGCAGACAGACGCCTGTTTTTATGTTTTTGATATGATGATTTTGCACATGCCTTGTGACATTTTTTGCAGCGCCCGGAAGCATAGCGATCAGCCTCACCGCATTTACGGCAAGGCTTGACAGGGTTCTGGTCTGATGTAGTGAATGGATCATTCATCGACGCGGCTCCATCGCGTTGGTGTGGGCGACCGGGACTGCAATCCTTGGTCGCCTTTTGTTTTATGGCAGATTGCTGCCTATGTCTACATCCTACTCATGTATCGTTGCAGAATACGATTAAAATGAGTTGGCAGGCTATATGCAACTTGTTTTTCTCCAACCTCAAAATACTGATATCGCTTCTGATATTGGACGTTCCGGGCGAAGACAAGCATAATTCGCGTGTTCGATCCGTTACGCTCAGCAATGGCAATCGGCCTACCGCCACGGCGGATCACAAAGTAGCTGGTCCCGCCCCTGTTCTTCTGCCGGTTCTTGGGCATCGACTGCCGCGCCATATCGGACAGCCCGCCAAGCTGATGCAGCATTTGCGTATACCTAGCGCCAGAAATGTCGCCAGACGAGTTTTTCGGGTACTCGCTGCCCATGACACTAAAGCCATTACCCGGCAGCAGCCCAAGCCCGGCTAGGCGACGCTCAGAGCGCTTCTGCTGGCGGCTGCCGCCAAACACATGCGGCTTGACAATATCCTCTGGCGACTTGCCGACCGGGAAGAACTCAAAGTAGGTGCCCGCTTGAGTGACGTTTACGCCAGTGCGGCCCTTGCGAAAACCACGTACTGGCCCACCCCCGCCGGGATAGGCACCTTTGATGCCCTTCAGGATGTACGGCGTTGGGTTATTGAAGGTCTGCTTCATTTCCCTTTGCTGGCGCGCAATGAGGTCATCCACCGTTTCGGACAGCGCGCCAACCACCGCCTTCTGGATAAGTGCGGGCGTCTCGGCAAACTGACGCATCTTCTGGTCGAAGTTGGGCATATCGACCTTCATTGCCAACATCAGTCTTCACCTTCCCACAGCCCGCACCAGTTATTCGGCCCAACCACCGGGTTGAAGAACCGTGGACGACCCTGCTCATCCAGATTGGTGAACACTGGCGGCGAGGCTTTGCAATAGCCATGAGTGCCCGCGTGGGACTCATGGTAGAACCGGCAGTTCAGGCATGTCTCAGTGGTCATTCTCAATCTTTCCGATCAATCTCTCGATATACCAATGTGCCTTGCGGAGATCCTCAATACCATTTTTGCGCTTCCAGCGCCATAGGTACTTTAGGGCGTTAGCCGTGCATACCGCCTCAATCCCCTCCAACCCTTCGACCGCCACCGTGATGGCGTCAATAGCCTCAATCTTGCCCTGGTAGTGGGCTGGGTGGTTTACGTTGTCGTTTCCCATCTCATTCCTCATTCTAATCGCTTCAGCCCATGAGCCGGGTTCAGAGTCATAGTCGATCATGCCTCCCTCCCGTAGAACTGGGTGTGGTTGTTGGGGGTCTCGGTAAACAGATACCAGCAGCAGTTGTCCTTGCCGGTCATTTTTGACCCTGCGATCCACTTGACGCGACCCACGGACACAATCGCCTCAAGCCGGTCCAGATATGGCACCGCCTGCTTGGTGTGCATCCAGTCTGCGTCAAACAGCAACCATGTCGGCGCTTGGCTCGACAGATGCTCGATGATCGGATGCAGGATGCTCCGGTCCCAAGGCGGGTTGGTGATAAAACACTGCCCCTGTCCGATCTGAGCGTTGAACACATCCAGCGCCTTCACGGACGGATCCTGCGGCTCAATGTCGCTCGCCGAGACGCAATGGTGCCCATGCCTATGCAGATGGCTCACCAGCACACCATCACCAGCACAAGGCTCCACGAAGAGCGTCCTTGGCATCAGGTGGTCCAGCAACGGCACCACCGCCTCATAGGGCGTGGGATAGAAGTCCCGTTCGCGTCGTTCAAAGTCTGATCGCTTACCCATGTCACCTACTCCTAAAACCTAATCTCATCTTCACCCCATTCATACACATCCCAGCCGAAGTTTACAAACAGCCAATGGCGTAATCCGGGCGACCGCATCTGGGCGGTACTTTTGGTACTCTCCCTATAGGGAGAGAGTACCGTACCGTACCGGCCCGAATCTTGCCCCCGGTCAGAGTACCGCTGGAGTACCGGCATTTGCATCTCCTTGTTTTTAAACACCTATTTCGGTACTTTTTCAAAAAGTACCAAAAAGTACCGGGAGTACCGGCCTCTAATATCGCTCTTGCCGCCGAAGGGCCATTTGCGACCCCATTTCAGGGCAAATTATGACCCATCCATGACCATATGGTTCGACGATTTGAGCCACTGTCAGGATGCCGATAAAGCGGTCATGCTCACTCGGCTTGAGGTGCTGTTTTACGGTTGCCTCGGACACATTCAGCTTGGCCCGAAGCTGCTCTGCCAGCACCGACTTGGAGACGTATGGCAGGCCATCCACCATCTCGGCGTCAGCCCCAAACCAGATCTCTCCGAGCATCTTCTTATACGATTCGAGCTTCGAGTCCTTCTTACGCTCGACCGGCGGCTCAGCCTGTGTCAGCACGGCGGATCCAACTGGCTCACCGTCCTCGTCGAACCACCCATTGATATGGACAATGGAAAGATCGGCGTAAACCGGCTTGGCTTCTTCGGCATCCTTCGACTTGCGCTGGACGATCTGCATCGGTCCATCGTTCTTGGCCGGGACAATTGATATCTCAATTTCCAGCGCGCCCTTCCATGCCGAGGAGCCACGCGCCCGGTGCTGGGCCTCTTCTGAGACCCCGGTGTGGTGAACGAGGATCACAGAGCAGTCGAACTCGACCATGAGGGCGTTGCAGGCATCAATCATGGTTTTGGCGTCCTGGGCGCTATTCTCGTCGCCAGCGAGGAAGCGGTGGAGTGTATCCACCACAATCGCCTTGGGACGCTCGGGGAGTGCCCTGACGGCTTCCACGACCCGATTGTAGCCCTCTGGGGTATTGAGGTCACAGCCAGCCTTGGAGACCCACATGTCGAGGTAATCGACCCCGTGGTGCTGCTTCCACGCGGCGATACGGGACCGCATGCCGTGGTGGCCTTCACCAGCAAGATAGACGACCGTGCCGTGATTAACCTTGTGCCCAAACCAGTCGGTCTTGCTCGACGCAATGTGCATGCACCAATCCAGCACCACAAAGGTCTTACCGCCGCCTGACGGCCCGTGGACCATGATGAGGGCGCGGTCCTGAAGCCAGTGCTTGACCAGCCACTTGATCGGCGCGGGCTTGGTCGAGAACTCGTTGGCATTGACCAGCCAATCAGTCACTGGCGGCTGCAGCAGGATCTTGAGGTCATGGCCCTCGTTGACATAATCGTTGGCATCACCCGGCACCGGGATTGTAATGGCCCGTGCGCCGTATTTGGCCGAGGCCTGATCGGCATATTTCTGGCCGGTGCCGCTGGCATCGTTATCCGCCACAATGACGATCTCTTGGATCGGGCCATAGCGTTCCCGCAAATGACCCGTCACTGGCACCAAGTTCGAAGCCGAGTAGGCCACAATACAGGGCCGTCCCATGATCTCATGGATGGTGGCGGCAGTGGCGAAGCCCTCGGCCACATAGAGAGTGCCGGGTTCGTCCATTGTGCCCAGCATCCAGTAGCAACCGCCGGTCTGGCCCCCTGAATGATAGAGCTTCGACCCGTCCTCGGCGATGTACTGGAGAGAGGCAATATGACCGTCGGGGTTATAGAGCGGCACCATGAGCCGCCCATCGCCGGTTACGCGGGCACCGTGAACGTCGATCCGTTTCCTGGTGAGGTATGGATGCGACGGATCTGCCAGTGCGCCGCCGGTCCAGATGGTCTCGACGGTATCTGCCGCCACTTCGCGCTGGCGCTTCAGTTCTGCGTCCCTCAGCCTGACTGCCTCGCTGAGTCGCCGGGCATGAAGCATCTGCTCAGCGTCGGTGAGGCTTCGGCCAATATCGGCCCGGAAAGTTACCTCGACACCGGCCCGCCAGCAGCCAAAACGACCGGCTGGGACGCCATCACCGAAGATAATGTACCAACCCGACTTATCACCCTTGCCGGGTGTGCCGCGTGTGCCAGACCGGAATCGATGGAGCTTGCCATCGATCTGGATATGCTCGGGTGGCGTGATACCAGCAGCCTGCATAGCATTGATAAGTTGGACTTCTACTGGTTCAGCTTCAATCTTAGATGGGGGCGACCAAGGCCCGCCGAATATATTAGAAAGGTCAGCCATCTTATGCCTCTCGTTATGGAGCGGCGACCTTGTGACATAATGTTCTTGACATTGGCAAGGACAAATGTAGGCTTGCCCTCACCCCGCGACCGGATACCCCGACCGCAGGGACGGAGTAACATTGATGGCTATTAGTCTTAAGCGTACAGGCGCGTTTGCGTCCAACGGCGTCAAAATTGTTGTTTACGGCGCATCCGGTGGTGGCAAGACCACCCTGATCCGCACTCTGCCCAACCCGATTATTCTCTCGGCTGAGAGCGGCTTGCTGTCGATCCAGGACAGCAACCTTCCCTATATCGAGATCAACTCGATGGCTGATCTGACCGAGGCGTTTGAATGGGCGTCTGGCTCGGAAGAGGCCAAGGGCTTTGAGTCCATTGCGCTCGACTCGATCTCCGAGATCGGCGAGGTGGTGCTGAATTACGAGAAGAAGGTAAATAAAGATGCTCGCGCGGCTTACGGAGCACTGTCGGAGCAGATGACCGATATTATCCGTGCCTTCCGCGATCTGCCCGGCAAGCATGTCTATTTCAGCGCCAAGCTGGAGAAAAGCCAAGACGAAATGGGTCGGCTGCTCTACAACCCGTCGATGCCGGGTAAGTCACTGACGCAGGCCCTGCCCTACCTGTTCGATGAAGTGCTGGCACTTCGGGTCGAGCGGGATGAACATGGTGTCGCCCAGCGCGCGATCATGTGCGAAAGCGATGGTCTCTGGCTGGCCAAGGACCGCTCGGGCAAGCTCGACGCTTGGGAAGCACCGGACCTCGGGGCGATCATTGGGAAGATTGGGGGGAGCCAATGATCTCCTCCCTCGACAACCTCTCCACCCTTTGGATTGAAGCCAAGGCTCGCGAGGCCAAGGCCACCAAGGACCGGCGGGATATTGAGGACCAGATGGTGAGGCTCATGAACCTGCCGGAAACCCTTGATGGCACCAAGACCGAGAAGGCCGCTGGCTATGTCATCAAGGTCACTGGTCGGATCAATCGCAAGGTCAACGGCGATAAGCTGCAAGAACTTGCGGCTGAGCATGGGCTGTCTGACCATCTGGCCAGCCTGTTCCGGTGGAAGCCGGAGATCAACATGACGGCGTGGAAAGCGACCGACGCCGCCATCACAACGCCCCTGTTAGGGGCAATTACCTCGGAGGCTGGTCGCCCTTCGTTTACTATCAACACTGCGGAGAATTGAAATGGCATTTCTAGGTGAGACCTTTACTGTTGGCGATCTGCCGCAGTCCGACCACTCCTATGACCTGATCCCTGACGGCTGGTACGCCGCCAAGATCACCGAGGCCAAGCTGGGGCCGACGAAGAACAATACTGGCGAGAAGATCGATGTCCGCTTCAACATCCTTGGTCCGACGCATCAGGGCCGGGTCATGTTCACGGCCATCAACATTCGCAACCAGAGCGCCCAAGCCGAGCAGATCGGTCGCCAGCAACTTGGCGAAGTGATGCGGGCCATCGGTCTGGACCGGATCGAAAACACCGACCAGTTGATTGGCGGTGAGCTTCAGATCAAGGTCAAGATCAAGCAGCCGAATGAACGCGACAAGGCTGCGGGCTATACCGAAGCCAAGAACGAGGTGGGCGGCTTCAAGGCTGCTTCGGGTCGCTCGGCCCCGCTGCCAACGGCTGCGCCCTCTGCCCCTGCCGCTTCGGCCACCCCGCCTTGGGCTAAGAAGTAACTCATGGCCCAGATACCAGAGCCAATGCACCAGACGGCAGGCCTCATTGATGCCTACCACGAGTCGCAGCAGTCCCCGCCGCGTGGCCATCTAGGCTGTTCGCTGCTGGGCCACCACTGTGACCGTTGGCTCTGGCTATCGTTCCGCTGGGCGGTTCAGGAGCAGTTTCCCGGTAGTGTGCTGCGCCTGTTCCGTCGCGGACACAATGAAGAGCGCACCATTATTTCCGATCTGCGCGCCATTGGCGTTGACATCCGCGACACGTTCAATGGACGCCAGCGCAAGGTTGACTTTGGCGCGCATGTCTCTGGCAGCATTGATGGCATCATCGAGAAAGGCCTGCCAGAGGCACCCAAGAGCCGCCACATTGCCGAGTTCAAGACGCACTCCAAGAAGTCGTTTGACGATCTGGTCAAGAACGGCGTCGAGAAGGCCAAATGGCAGCATTATGTGCAGCTTCAAACTTATATGTACGGCACCGACATTAAAAAGGGCGTCTATATCGCCGTCTGCAAGGACGACGACCGGCTCCATGTCGAGCGAGTAGAGTATAAGAAGGAAGTCGCCGAGAAGGCCATTGAGCGTGGCAAAAAAATCACACTGGCCGAGCGCATGCCGCCGCCGATCTCGACTGATCCGACTTGGTATCAGTGCAAGTTCTGCCCGGCACATGCCTTCTGCCACGAAAAGGCCCCGACCAAGTTGGCCAACTGCCGCACATGTGCGCATGCGACTCCGCTTGCCGACTCCACATGGCGGTGTGAGCGACATAATGCCGACGGGATCCCAGAGGACTTTCAGCGGGAAGGCTGTGACGACCACGTTCTCCACCCCGATCTGGTGCCGTGGCAGTTTGAAGGCTCGGAGGATGGGTTACATGTAACCTGGGACATTGACGGACGAAAGATCCTGAACGGACCAAACGGGTACAAGAGCCGGGAGATTGTCGCCAATCCGGGCGCAGTCGGGACGGCTGCTGTTGAAGAGATCAAGGCCATATGGCCGAACACGGAGGTAGTGGGATGATGTGGTTTATATTGGCGACAATCGCCGCCTTTGGTATTTTTACCTATCTCTATGCCATCACGCCGTTTGGCTACGAGGATGAAGATGGCTTCCATTGGGGCCACCCGCCCGAAGAGTAAGAGTTACCGCACCAACCTCCTTTCAAATCCCGACAACCCTAGCGGGATCGAAGGCAGCGCACCGGCAGGAACAAGCGGCTGGTTGGTAGCGGGACATTGGTCGTTAGCTGCGAATGCGCTGCAATAGGGTACTTTTTAGAGGAAAAGCTAGTGGTTAAAATGGGCCCTAAACCAAGCGAGTTTCATCCTGAATATAGTCTTTTGCCCGAAACTGGCGAAAGGGCTAGGCAGCTTGATGAGCCGCTATATTTCACTGGTAGGCGCTGTTTGCGTGGCCATCTTGCGCCGCGCTACACAAGTTCATCAAACTGCGTTGATTGTATTATTGAGAAACGGGAGCTTGCCGGTAGGTCAATGCGGGCTGGCCAAAAGTTTCGCAATCAACAGCAGGACGAGTTGGCCATTTTGGCGCTGGCCAACGGTCAAAAGGTATATTCCGGTAAACCATGCCCGAAAGGACATGTTGTGCGCCGTGCAACAACTGGAAACTGCATTGAATGCGAAGCGATTAATAATGCAAAACGCAAAGAGAGGGCAAAGTGGAAAAGGATTTATGACCTATACGGCCTAACAAAGAATTGCGTAGAGGAAATGCTTGCAAAGCAGCAAAATCAATGTGCAATTTGCCTAATTAGTTTTGACGACGCCAACATGCATATCGATCATTGCCACGAAAGTGGGAATGTGCGGGCACTGCTATGCAATAAGTGCAATCAAGCAATTGGATTGTTTGAAGAAAGCCATGAAAGATTAGGAATGGCAATGCTATATCTAAAGGCTCATAAAAATGCTTCGTAGTTACCAGAGAAGGGCAATTGATGATTTGTACGCTTGGCTCTCAAAAAACGACGGCCACCCATGCCTCGTTCTCCCTACCGGAGCCGGTAAAAGCCACGTTGTTGCCTGCCTATGCAAAGAGGCAATCCAGAACTGGCCTGAGACCCGGATCCTGATGCTCAGCCATGTCAAAGAAATTCTGGAACAGAACGCCCAGAAGCTCCGCCAGCACTGGCCCAACGCGCCACTCGGCATCTATTCTGCTGGCTTGGGCCGTCGCCAGCTTGGTGAGCCGATCACGTTTGCGGGCATCCAATCGGTGCGCTCCAAAGCCCGCCAGATCGGCCACATCGACCTGTGCCTCATCGATGAGTGTCATTTAGTCAGCCACAAAGATGAGGGCGGCTATCGCACCCTTTTGGCGGAGTTGCGCGCCATTAACCCCAACATGCGGGTGATAGGGCTAACTGCCACCCCTTACCGGCTTGGCCACGGCCTTATCACTGACGAGCCAGCCATCTTCTCGGACCTGATTGAGCCGGTCTCGATTGAGGAACTTGTCTATCACGGTTATTTGGCCCGGCTGCGCTCCAAGCCAACGTCGACCGGCTATGACCTGTCCGGCGTTCACAAGCGTGGCGGCGAGTACATCGAATCGGAACTGGCCGCTGCGGTCAACACCGAGGCCCAGAATATTCAAGTCATTGAGGAAGTGATCGAGCGCGCCGAAGGCCGCAAGGCGTGGCTGTTCTTTTGTACCGGCGTTGACCACGCAAGGGCGGTTGCCGAGATCCTGCGGCAAAAGGGCATCGCCGCCGATTGCGTGACCGGCGATACGCCGAAGGCCGAGCGGGAGCGGATCATCACTGACTTCCGCGCTGGGCGGCTAACGGCGCTGACCAATGCCAACGTTCTAACGACCGGGTTCGACTACCCCGACATTGACTTGATAGCCATGCTGCGGCCCACAATGTCGCCGAGCCTTTATGTCCAGATGGCGGGGCGTGGCATGCGGTTGAAGTCGCATACCGACCACTGCCTCGTTCTCGACTTTGCCGGGGTGGTGCGCCAGCATGGGCCGATCACCGCAGTCCAGCCGCCCAGCAAGGCTGGTAATGGCGAAGCGCCGCTGAAGTCGTGTCCTGAGTGTCATGAGTTGTTACACATCAGCGCCAAGGAGTGCACTGCCTGTGGCTATGCCTTTCCGCCAAAGGAAGACGAGGCCGAGGCTAAGGTTCTGACGCTGCATAACGACGACATCATGGGCATGGATGCCTCAGAGATGCTCGTCAAGGATTGGGCCTGGTCGAAGCATATTGGCAAGGATAGCCGCAAGGAAATGCTCCGCGTGACCTACTATGGCGAAGCCCTGTCCGACCGCCCGGTTACGGAATACCTGACAGTTCTGCACGATGGCTATGCCGGGCAAAAGGCGCTCGCCACGCTTCAGAAGATGGTGACAAAGAGCCGGGCCGAACTGGCTATTCTGGACGATCTGGACGAAGCTGCGGCCATATTGACTAGTGGTACGCCACCCCACATGATAAAGTACCGCAAGGACGGCAAATTCTTTAGGGTTCTAGATAGGAGTTGGTAATATGCCGCGTCACCCCAAGCCCCAAGGATTGATCGAGTACGAGGCATGGCTGGCCAAGGGGCCACCGCGTTACTGCTATAACTGCGATCACTATGGGGGCGAGGGGCAGTGTCTGGCCTTCGGGGTTGCCATCCCGCTAGAATTTAGCCAGAAAGAAGATAGTTGTCCAACGTGGGAACAGGCGCTGCCATTTTGACCGACAAGCTACCGTCCGAACACTGGGAGCAATGCCAAGTCGTATCTTGGTTCCGCCGCAAGTATGGCCCCATGCGGATCTTTGCCATCCCCAACGGCGGCTGGCGGTCCAAGGCCACGGCGATGAAGCTAAAAGTCGAGGGCGTGGTCAGGGGTGTGCCGGATCTCTACGTACCAGAGGTCAATCTATGGATTGAAATGAAGCGCCTCAAGGGTGGTCGGCTTTCGCCAGAGCAGCGCGATTGGGCGCGCTATCTTGATAGCATTGGGCACACCTTTCTAGAGTGCCACGGCCATGAACACGCCATCGAGCAGATCGACGCATTCATGGCCGAGCGGTTTCCTTAATCCTCCAACCCCTCCTCGACCATCTCGATCTGAGCGCGGGTCACGCGCAGGACATGTTCGACATCGGACTTGGGGATCTCGCGGTCAGTGCGGCTGCACAATTCAGCCAGCAGCTTCTCAATGCGGGCTAGGGTAACGAGACTCATACCTTCTCCACCTTTCTTCCATCTAGAGCAGCCTGACGCAGGATCGCCGGGTGTTCGCGCCATAGAGCGCGGAGCAGGCTGTCGGACAGGATAGCCATAGCAATCTGCTCGCGTTCCTGCGAGGACATAGCATCGAAATTCTTAGACTCGGCCATAACGCTCTGCTTTCTCCATCATTTG